TTCTGAAGGGGAACAAACTATTCAGTGTGAAGACGATCAATATATCTTAGATGCTGCTGAAGAGCAGGGTGTAGATATGCCATATTCTTGTCGTGCTGGAGCTTGTTCAACATGTGCAGGAAAAATTATTTCTGGAACTGTAGATCAATCTGATCAATCATTTCTTGATGATGATCAAATAGAAGCAGGTTTTCTTTTAACCTGTGTTTCTTACCCAACATCTGACTGTGTTATTGAAACTGAAAAAGAGGAGGAACTTTATTAATGTCTTGCATCTCACTTCGTGAAGAAACACTCGAAGCACTACGTGCTCAGTGCAATGGAAATATTAAAAAGGCAAGAATGAATGTTGAAATTTACCTTCACAATCCTGTAGGCATTGGAGAACATTCAGATATTCTTTCTGCAATTCAAGATCAAATTGATTTAATTGCAAAAGAAGAAGAAAGGTTGGAAGTAATTGAAACTCATTTTACTAACCACAATCACGAATAAATACAACTGAATATCGTCGCTGCATAGAGACTCTGGCAAAATCCAGAAGTCTCTTATTTTTTTATTGAGGTAAATTATGCAAGTTAAATTAGCACTTTTAAAGTCTGGTGAAGAAGTCATTTCATTAGTTGATGAAATGGTTGTCAACGAAAAAGTTGTGGGGTATATTTTTAATTACCCATGTGTTGCTAGACTTCAAACAAAATTAGAAGCAGATAAAACAATTCCCTGCAAAATTAAATTGAATCCTTGGATTCCTCTTACTAAAGATTCAACAGTGCCTGTTGTCATGGATTGGGTAATTACATTTACTAATCCAATTGACAAACTAGAGGAAATGTACTTACAAATGCTAGAAGATAATGGATTTAAAAAACCTGAAAGTGATAGTTCTGATGAACAATCAGATTCTGCTGAGTCAGATTGAAGAAGTTCCAACTGAACTTGGAGAACCTGATTGTAGATTAGTTGAACCATATGAAATCACTGAGGATATGACACTGCTACCATGGATGGTGGATTATACAAGTCAGAACTCCTTCATGATTCACTCTGATAAGATCTTGACTATTTCTGATCCCAGTAGTAAACTGGGGGAGAAGTATCAAGGGTTGCTTGGGTGAGGTTTTATACTAATGTTCAGATGGTTGGAAATAATCTTCTTGTTCGTGGATATGAAGATGGACAGAAAAAGATTTATAAGGAAGAATTTCAACCTACACTTTATGTAAAATCTAAAAAAGAATCTAAGTGGAAGACTCTTGAAGGTGATAATGTAGAACCAATTCAACCAGGAACTATAAGAGATTGTAGAGAGTTTTATAAGAAGTATGATGATGTAGATGGATTTCCCATTTATGGGAATGAAAGGTATGTCTATCAATATATCTCTGATAAGTATCCAG